GGGGGGTACTTTCCTCCGTATGTCAGCTTGGCGCTAATGCTGAGTTGGTTTTGCATACGGAACCGATAACATCGGAATTAAGGAGATGTCATGCGTATTTCAGAGGGGGTCCCTAGGACCCCAAACACCACTTTTCTACAACTATTACTCTGGTTATTACAAAACCACGACAGTGGTTGCGAATAATTACGGTAATAGCGGGAAAGTTGGTAAACTCGAATGGATGCGCGACGATGGTACCCGTATTGCGAAAGGCCAAGTGGTCAACAAACCAATGGACATTCGCCGTGCAGAGTACTCTCGTATTGACGGTGATGGTGCTATAGTGCAGGGAAAAGTTCTCTATGGAACGCCTCCCGAGTTTGATCTTTGGACTCGTGACGGTAACCATTTCGAGACTTTTATCCCCACTCCAACTGGTGCCAGTATAAATCACCCCTTCTCTACTTCTTTTCCTGTACAGGAAATGGTAGAAGAGGTCTCTACTAAGGTCCTTGCGGATAGAGGTTCGTCTGACTCAAATCTTTACGAGTCGATAGCCCAAATTTCGCAAACTCTAGATTTACTGAAATCCCCTGTGAAACATCTGTTCCGTCTGTACAAAAAGGCGGAGCATGAACTCAAAACTTCTCGGAAAGGAAAATACCGAAAAGATCTGGGCAACGTTTCCGATACGCCATTATCTAAAACATATGGCGCGGCGAACAAGGGAGGAGGCTTGTACCTATCTTACCGGTACGGTATCTTGCCTCTACTCAGGGATATAGAGAATATCATGACGGGCCTTAAGTCCCGGACAGGCACGGTCAGAAAAACGACACGTGCTAGCCTCGAAGACAGCCACTCGGAAAACACCGAGTCTACTGTCGTACGCGATGAACTCACTCTCGTAATCGGAATACAAAAGACCGACTATGTGAAAGTAAGAGCGTACAGTTATGACGAGTACGTAGCGGACCTTGGTAACAACTTAGGTTTCACTACAAAAGGGTTCCTTCGGGTACCCTGGGAGATAATTCCCCTCTCGTTCGTCGAGGACTGGTTTACGAATTTTAGCGATTATTTATACGCTTTCGCACCAGTACCGGGTTACAAAATGTTGTCCTCCGGTGTCTCAATAACCCGCCAAAGTTCCCTGACGTATAATGCTCTTAAAACAAGCATAACGCCAGCTCACCAAAGCGGTTTGACACTCATTCGCCCCGTATCAGGTAGCTATACCTATCGGGTGTTTTCGAAGGTGAGGACCCCTGGACTCCAATATCCCACGCTCAATATCAAACATGATTTTAAGTTTGACAAAGCTACGAGGATTGCGGATGCTATTGCTCTGTTGGGGCAATTGACAAAGGGTAAGCTTTTTCGCTAATGGGAATAACTCCCACCCCGCCTAGGCGGTTACCTAGGGATCCCCGTCTGCTATAATATGCAGACATAACTAAGGATTTTTCCATGTCAATCACAATTTCAGCCAAAGTTTACGCTGCCGATCTCTATAAAGAGAACCTCATCGGATACAAGGGACCAAGTAGCACGGTCACTGTAAAAGATGATTTGAGGCTGAGTCGGGTGCAACCAAAACCGACCGCCAATTTTTCGGGCGTAGGTCGTTCAAACGTGAAGCTAACGCGCACGCTTACATTAACTAACGCCAACACCCCTTCCGGGGATATGATTGGTGAAGTTAATGTAGCATTGCCTGTTGGAGCTGCGGGTGGCGATGCTGACACTTTTTGCACTGATCTCGGGGCCTATATTTCTTCGGCCGGTTTTAAGACGCTCGTTAAAAACTTGCTCATAACTTATTAAGGTTACTGCAATGAGCGTCTTACTTTTTACTCTCCTATCGCTGTTCTTTGCGATTGGAGATGAGATCATGAACGGTGATAATAGTGTTGCCGCTCCTACCACTACTAATAACCTGGAGATTCGTAATGAACCCCAAAGTACTAGAAAAACGTGGTCAGAATGGCCAGAAAAATAGACTGGCCTTGCTCCAAAAGCAATTACGCAATAATGCTTTCAAGAACTATTTGAAGGTATTGCGCGCGTTATTATCGCAACACCAAGACAAGCCCTTTCTTGGTCCCCTCTCGGATGCTTTGAGAGATAAAGACTACGAAAGGTTACTTGTTGAGGCTGATTCCCTGTCGGCACAGACGTACGCCGATGCTACTGAACATTTTGTAGCAAATCAGTTTTCACTTCTAATACGTAAGTACCCATGGAAGAAGGATCAGGTTAATCTTGATCCCGAAGGCATGGCACTTTGGAAGTTCCGTAAAAGCGAGCGTAAATGCAAGCTAATTAACCGACGCTTCCGTCTCTTGAATAAAGGGACTAAGTATGAAGGGCTTCTCCAGAAGATGAGAGACGTTATCAAGTACGTTATTGGTAACGAACCAAATCTCGAACGGATAATGCCCAGTTGTGGTTTTGGTGCGGGTGCTTCATTAGGGGTTCACGGACAAGCCACCCACGTTGCTAAGAAACTTTCGCAACTTAAGTGGACCTGCACCCCGTGCACGATGACCTACGCTTATTGGGGCCTTATGGGAACCCCCCAAACTCGTGAATTACTATACGAGTGGAAGGGAGGTTACTTTAGCTCCGATCATGATGTTGCTTTTCAGAACTTCATGCAGCGCATAACTACGGTCACTAATAATAAACTAAGCTTCGTCTCGAAGACAGCAAAGACGCATCGCGTCATAGCTGTTGAGCCGCTACTTAATGGTTTCGTGCAAACAGGTATCGAACTTGAGCTCAAGAAATTGCTCCTTAGGGTCGGTATTGATTTGTCGGACCAAAGTATAAATCAAAGGCTAGCCCGTGAGGGTTCGCTGGATGATTCTGACTTCGGCCATGTGACAATCGACTTGGAGAGCGCATCTGACTCTATATCGATCGAAATGGTTAGAAGTTTACTCCCCCCAGCATGGTTCGCTTTTTTGAACTGTGTGAGGAGTCCTGAGTATGAGCTTGATGGAACAATAAAACGTTACCAAAAGTTTTGCTCAATGGGGAACGGCTTCTGCTTCCCTCTTGAAACTCTAATTTTCTATGCGTGTGTCGCTGTCTGTAAAGATAGCGGCAAAGCTAAGACCGACTTTTCGGTTTACGGTGATGATATCATCGTGCGCAAACGTATTAGTTCCGAAGTCCTTGCAAATTTAAAACTGCTCGGATTTAAGACAAATCGTCAGAAGACCTTTTTAAATGGTCCTTTTAGAGAATCATGCGGTGCAGATTATTTCGATGGTGTTGACGTTCGTCCGTACACATTAGATAACTCCTTAGATTCACTTCAGGAGTTATTCAAATGGCTTAATCTTACTACTAGAAATCAATTAGCTACTGATTTCTTTTGGCCTGTCCGTGACTTAGTTCTGTCATGGATACCAAGCGAATTCCAAATGTTCAGGCCTCAAGTTGGGCCTTGCGACACTGGAATAAACTGTAGTGGATTAGAGTTCATGTCCGCTCCCACGGTCTCTTGGAAAAGAGACAAGTACTTGTGGAAGTGGAAAGAACTTAAGCACTCGGCTGTCAGAGATGACCAGCCGTATGCTTCGCTGTATCTACGATCTTCTGTAGACATGTACGCAATTCTAAGCGGGGTCCCTTCGCAAGGATACCAGCCTGAATACACTATGCGTCGTAAGACGCGGACGACTCTGGTGACAAACCAGGGATGTGGAGCCACTTCACAGTGGTTACCACCGCACCCTCATGTTGTTAGGGGTGCGTCGATGATCAGGACTTAGCTTAATCGCCGGTCCTGCCTGTCGTTGGGAATTGTCTCGCCTTTTTGTTCAAAAGGTTGTTTCAAGCAGACGATTTTAATTTGGG